GCGGAGAAGTGGCAGGGCATCGCACCCGACCTGGAGCGTGGGCTACAGGAGGCCCGTCTGATCGCTCAGAAGGACGTACTGACCCCTGACGAGTTGTTCAACCAGCAGAAGTACCTACAGTCCGCCAAAGAGCAGGCCATGGAACTCGAGCTGGAAATGAACCGTGCCCGTCGGTCAACGGAGTTGGGCCGTCGCATCTCGGCCATGGACAGCCAGGAGGATGCGTTGCGGGCCCTGAATCAGGAACGCAACATGCAGGGCTTTCAGCATGCGTACAACGAGGCGTTGTCGAACCAGTTGACGGGGCCGTGGTTGAAGGGCTATTCGGCGGTCAACATGAAGGAGTCCGCTGACCTGTTCGCTGCGGCAACGCTGGCTGCTGCGAAACTCAACAGTGCCAGCGCGATGGCTGACTGGACGAAGGGGTATCGGTCGCTGTTGAACTATTGGAAGGCTCAGGCGGTGGCTACCCCTGGGTTTGTGATTCGCAACATCATGGGTGCCACTTGGATCAACTCTCAGATTTTGGGCGTTGAGATGGGTCAGCACATGAAGACTTCGGCGATGCGTCGTATGGCGATGAAGTCGTCCATTGACGCTGCGAAGGACAAGAAGTACCTGCGGTACCTCGAGGACACGGCGAAGGCCCGCAACATCGTGGTGGACCGGCCGGTGGCCGGCCACCTCGGATCGGGCAGCGCCTATCTGGCGTGGAAGACGGTTGAGACAGGCCAGCCGATCAAACTCGCTGGGGTGCGGGGCATGTTCCGCAATGCCACTGATCGGGACTGGCGGATCTTCAACGAGATAGAGCGGTCGGGGATCGCTGGTGGAGGTCAGGCTGCTATCGAGGTGGCGGAGAAGTCCGCCATGGCGTCGATGGGGACTTGGAATCCGTTGCGGGCGCACTTCTGGCCGTTCAAGGCGGTGCGGGCAGCGAACACAGACGCCGAGTTCATGGTGCGTATGACCGCCGGTCGCCATGTCATGGAACACGGCGGCTCCCTCGACGAGGCATGGAAGGCGATCAGGAAGTTCCACTTTGACTACAGCGAGCTGACACCGACTGAAGCCAAAATCAAGATGGTGATTCCTTTCTGGAAGTGGCAGAAGAATATTCTGCCGGTGCTGATCGAGTCGATTGGGAACCGGCCGGCAGCGTGGTCGAGGCTGCGGCAGATCAAGGGCGAACTGGAGTACGCCAGCGAAGCCGAAGGGGTCGTGCCCGACTACTTCATGGAGAACCTGGGTATCCGTTTGCCGTGGAGGATGGACGGGTCGCAGCTCTACGTCCTGCCTGACATGCCGTTCAAGGATCTGAACCGTTGGATGAAGTCCGATGACCGGCCGATCACTGGTCTCAAGCCGTTGGACATGGCAACCAGGGCGTTCGCCGAAGCAGCATTCCCGTATGCCAAGCTGCCCATTGAGCTGTGGGCCGGCAAGCAGTTCTTCGCAGATTTGCCGTTGAAGGGTCGCTTCCAGAATGTGCCGCCGTCGTATGCGAACATCCCTGGTCTGATGCCGATCCTTGGCGGGTTGGGGAAGGCGGAGAAGAACCGCAAGGGCGAATGGAAGATGACCGACAGCGACTTGTACGTCTTGGATCAGATGATGCCGTTCATGGGCCGGCTGCGCCGCCTCATCCCTGGCGAGGAGAAGTACGAGAAGCGGTGGCTGACGACGTTCATGTCGACGATGTTTGGTGGCGGGCTGCGGGCCAACACGCCTGCGGAGCAGCGCAACCAGTTGATCCGCATGCAGCGTGAGTTGTCGGACGACATGAAACGCATGATCGATATTGAGGTCCGCAACGTCTAGGCTCGCTGGGACGAAAGCGGGTTAGGTTGATGGACTTCATCTCACGCGACGACTGGCATGCCAGACCGCCGAAGCGGGCGTTTTCGCGGCTGCGTTCTTCCCGTGTCGTGGGAATAGTCGTTCATCACTCTGGCGTCGCGAACCCACCTAATGGCGTGGCCGCAGTCCGAGCCTATGAGCGATACCACATCGATACTCGAGGTTGGAATGCGATTGCCTACAACTGGCTCGTTGACGAACGCGGAGTGATTTACGAGGGGCGCGGCCCAGGGATCGTTTCGGGCGCCACCAAGCATTACAACTTCAAAACAGAGAGCATCTGTTACACAGGCTACGGGGGCACGAAGCTCCCTGAGGTCGCCCTCATAAGCATCACCGAAGTCATCGAAGACATCCAGGCCCGCTACGGGGGGAGACTGTGGTTGAAAGGGCATCAGGACTTGGCTGCGACGACCTGTCCAGGGTCGGAGCTGTACGCATGGTTGAAGAACGGGTGTGTCGTCTACCAGGGCAACCCGTCAGGCATCGATTTCGAGGGGATTGCACGGTATTTGCGAGATTTGGGCAACGGGCTCGACAACATTCCGTTGTCTAGGGCCCGTCGGTCTCGGGGCCAGTTGGTGCTGTTGGCGCAGAGCCGGCTGAAGGACCGTGGGCATGATCCTGGCGGTATCGACGGGGTGTTCGGACGCAGAACGAAGGCCGCTGTGAAAAGTTTTCAACGATCTTTAGGGTTTCTGCGCCCTAGTGGGGCTATTGACGGGTCAACGTGGGACGCTTTGTTCCTCTTGTAGGAGGTGCTTTCTATGCCCCGAGGTGAAGGTTACGGTCCCACGTTTCAGGAGACGTTCGGGTCGCAGAACGATCAGCCGTACAACTCAACGTCTTCGTTCAATATGTGGGATATGTCGAAGAAGGCGAAGAAGGCTGCCGCCTATCTACGCAGCACCAAGCTCGGCAACGCCAACAATGGCGGCCGACCGTTCGGAAAGTAGGACACCATGAGGGATGGTTCAACCCCGAAGCTGGTAGAGACCGGCCGTGTCCTCGTCGACACCGTGAAGCGTCCGACGCAGAACCTGGGCACCCTGACTGAGGGTGCTATCAGCCGCATGGCTGGCGGGATGCGTTCGTTTTTCGACAAGAACGATTGATGGCCGGCAAGGGCCGAAAGCGCCCTAAGCCCCGCTACTAGCCGTGCCGCTCCAACGCGGATCTTCGCGTGCGACGGTGTCGCACAACATCGGCAAGTTGATCGGTGAGGGCTACCCGAAAGATCAAGCAGCGGCTATCGCCTATTCAAAGGCCGGCCGCGGAAAGAAGAACAAGTGACTACATCATCAAAGTTTTCGTGGGGATCCTGGGCCGAGAGGGCAGCGTGGACCGCCGTGCAGGCTTTCGCAGCCGTCCTCGTCATCGGTGACCTGTCGACGCTCCGCACTGCTGTTGTTGCAGCCGCAGCAGCGTTGCTGTCTGCGGTGAAGACTCTGGCTAAGGAACGCCTCGGGTCGTGAGTGAGGAGGCCACGTTCGACTACGAGTCGGCGTGGTCTTCGTGGTTCGCGAGCCCAGTCAGGGAGGAACTCCAGGCGGGGATCGCCACTGAGCTGGAACGCACCAGCGGCCTGTTCGACGTTCAGGACGGCACGCATGCCAAGTGGAACGGTGAGCGCCTCGGGGTGTTGACCGTGTTCAACTCTGACGAGTTGATCGCTTTGCTGTGTGCGTGGGAGGAAGCCGAGAACGGCAACTGGTTGGCTCAGAAAGAAGTGCTGATCTGGTTGGAGAAGTGGATGGAGTTCATCACTTGCTGCGTTGAGGCTGCTCCGCCCGAGTGAGGTCGGCGTCGCATAGTTCAACCAGGGTCCGCATCGCTGTCCCTACTGCGGTCCACTGTTCGTGGCTCCAACTGTAGAACAGCGACTTGCGCCACATCCGCCACTCGAGGGTTTTGAACGCGTCATCCAGGTCGTGGGTTGTTTCGGCCTGTTGTTCAGGTGTCGGGGTCCAGGGTGTAGTCGTAGTACCCATCGAGTCGTTCCTTTATGACTGGGTGGTCGAGGAGTCGTTGCCGTAGGTCGGCGATGATTCGGTCTCGTCGTCTTGCCACAGTCGTTTTAGGCATGCCAACAACAAGGCCCACGAAACGCAAAGAAAGCCTAACGACAATAAGCATGTCGAAAATCCAGCGGTCATCTTCCTCCAGGGAGTCGAGTGCGTCGGCGAGGATATCCCGCAACGCGAGTTGTTCGAGTACGGATTCTTCGGGCTCCTGGGCAGGGGCGCAAGTAATGAGTGCTTCAAGCGGCGAAAACGCTCGCCCGAATGCGGAGGCGTGCCGCTGGCTGCCGGTCGTTTGGAGCAGCGGGTCGTAGAGGGATTCTTTGCGGCGTACTTCATCCGTCACTGCCGTTGCTCCAAGGGAAGAGGGACGGCTTGAAGCCGTAGTATGCTTTACCCTCTCGGAACGACCCTGGGGTCGCTTCTCCCTTGTCAATGAGCTTCATAATCGTTTTCAGTGGAACGAATGCGTATTGCTGTTTCGGTGTTGACCAGATCCACAACCACACGGGCATTTGCCCGTCCCACATGGTCAACGCTGAGAGCTTCTCTTGTTTCAGTTTGAGACCTTTGGCGCCGCAGCCCATCACTTCGATGAGGGTGTTGACGGTGACGTAGTCGGGGGTGTACCGCAGGAACAGCGGCAGTGTTTCTATCGAGAAGGGCGGCCGGTTGAACCCCAGGCGTGCCCACCCTTCGGTGCGTTCCTCGAATGCTCCTTCGGCTTCTTCGCCCATTGATCCGTAGCGTTGCTCCCACGACAGGTCGGAGAAGCCTCCGTTCACCGCGGGATCTTTCTTACTAGGAGCATCTGCACCAGCCGGTCGTCAGGGTAGGCGACACCTATTAATCCGTCTTCTACGAGTTTACACAGGTTCGAGGCGTCGGCGGTGAGGGGTGAGAGGTCTTCGCCGATGGGGCCGATGGTTACGTCGGTCCAGTCGGGGTGGAAGATCATAACCATGGAGACTGGTTCTTCGTAGTAGGGCCCGTCGTATAGTTCGGCTACGCGTTTCTCGGCGTCGAGGGTTTTCTTGTCGGTGTATGCGCGGCCGCGTGCGAACCGTGGCCGGCTCTTCGACTTGGGTCGGCCTGGGATCTTGAACCGGTAGATCAACGTCCCATCTTTGCACCAGCGTCATCGACCAGTTTGCGTAACTGCTGCTCGCCCTGCGGGCCGCGGGCAGCAAACTTCTGCCCCCATTTCAGGTCGCACTGGCGGGTCCATTCGAGGACTGCGTCGGGCGAGTAGAGCTGGCGGAACAGGGAGCAGGCGAACGAGAACAGGGCGAGGCTGCGGTCGTTGTGGGTGGGGCCCTGGTCCCATATGTCTCGGGCTACGAACTTGAAGTCCGCGTCGACCCTTCGTTGTGTGAACTTGGGGGTGTGGATGGGTCGTGTGGATGGTGCCGGCTGGTAAAGGGACGCTATTTTGACGATCTGTTGCCGTGTCACCATCGAATCGAACGCTTCGTTGGTGAAGTCCTCCATGCACAGGTTGCTCTGAGAGCCCCGTACAGCCTCCTGACGGCCCTCTGGGCGTGATAGTGCATATGGGAGGCGTATTCCGTTCCCGAAGCCCTTAGCGGGCATCGTGACCTGTTTAGGGTAGACCTCTTTAGTAGGACTGTCGACGAGTTGGCAGGCCGCGAACATGGCGTTGCGGCCCATCTGAGCGGGGATGTCCTCTTCCAGGAATACCCACAGGTGGTACCCCTTCGATCTACTGCTCTCTACCCATGAGGTGATGTCGAGCTGGGCGAGTAGTTCCCGCACGTTGACGGCGTGAACGAGGGAGATGTCTCCCTCGTCCCAGTCGACGGCCAGCCAGCCGACATTGCAACTCGGGGAACCTTCAACCTCCATCAGCGGGTATACCCCCAGGCGGTATGGGCCCCACAGGTGGTTGTGGATCGCTTCTTGGAAGATGATGCCGTTGGCTGGCACGGGTGTGCCGTCCTCGCCACGCCACGGTCGGAAGTCCCCGTCGGATGTTTCCTTGGCGACGGCGTTGCCTCGGAACAGGTGGCAGAACTTATCCGCCACCACGGGGTCGTTCACCGCATGTACCTGTCATCAGGAGGAATGTCGTCGTCACGATAGGTGCGAATCTGACCAGTATGCGGACACAAAAAATACTCAAAGTCGCCGAGTTTATTCGGCGGCCGTTTGTTCTTCGTAACCCGAACATTGATCGACACAGAGTGGTAACACTTTTCCAGATAGGACAGCGACGGGTCGTCACGTTTGCGGTACACGCCGAGGACAGCCAGGGCCTCCTGCTCCCCGCCGTACTTGCCGGCCGTTATCAACGCCGGCTTGTGCCGGTCGCCTGACCCTCGGCCGGCCTGATGCACGACCGCCAACGGGATCGAAGCCTCCTTGCTCCACCGCTTCAACCCCTGCGCCTTGGCAACCACCCCCGTGTGGTCCGACTCTCCTGGTTGCAGCTCGAGGTAGTCGACCATGGCGAAGTTGGGGTGCCGACCCCAGTAGTCCTGCGCCTCCTTCAAGGTGTCCGACATCTGCGTGAACGTCAACGCCCCGTCGTTGATGAGGATGCGGTCGAACAGGTTGCGGGCTGCCGAGCGGACCTCTTCCAACACGGCCTCGTTGCCGTCTTTGATCTGCTGCTCAAGCTCTTCGCCGTTGCGGCCATACGCAATGCAGTGCAGCTTCTGGGCGACCAGTTCGCGTGGCTCATCGGGAGAGAACAACAGGATGTGGGCGTCAGTGTTGAGCAGCGCGGTGACTATTGCGTTGTACAGCACCTGGGATTTGCCGTTGTGTGAGTGGCCCACAACGAGGAGCATTTCGCCGCGGGCCAGACCCCGCATGGCGAGGTCAACCTCGGGGAAGCCAAGCAGGAACCGCCCCTCGTCGTTGCGGACGTAGTCGACGAACGAGTCAAACGCCGTGGAGGTCGGTTCGATGTACTTGTAGTCGGGGACGCCCTCACCGTGGTCGGATGAGGACGCCCCCTCGAGTCGTGCGACTATTTCCTCTGGTGTGAGGGGGGAGGGCAGTTCGGGCATTACGCACCGCAGCGTGCGTGCATGTCCTCCGCGTTGAAGGCGTGGATGGAACCATCGCCGGCCTGGATGTGGGTCGGCGCGTCCGACAACCACAGGCCGATCCGCTTGTTGCCGAGGTCGTACATGGCAGCGCCCGCCTCTGAGATGTTGAAGTCTGCTGCGTTGGGTGCGTAACCACCGTTGGCCTTACCGAGAGCCTTCTTGGCGGCGTTATCAAAGACGATGATCTTGCCGTCGTCGGTCTTCTGGCCGGCACACAGGAAGGCGACGTTCCACGCAGCCTGCTTGCCGTCGGTGACGAACCCGCTGGCGTCGAGCTCCATCTTCTTGCGAGGGCGACCCGCCGGCTTCGCCGCCGTAGGAGCGGGCGCTGGCGGAGCCGGCGGGAGCACATCCTGACCAGGAGCGAACACGATCTCAGCTCCTGGAAAGGCAGCCTGCACCTGAGCGACAGGGCTCGGCGCAGGAGACATCACAGGCGGTGCCGCAGCAGCAGGCACAGCAGCCACAGGGGCACTGCCACCCGACCGGTCGATGATGTCGTTGAAGACTGTTTCCACGCAGGCGAGATACTCGGTGATCCCGTCCCTGCCTTTGCCCATGCACATCGATCCCGCCACCTTCGCTGACGTTTGAGCGATGATGGACCTGTCTTTTTCATTCATTGTTTTTTCTCCCCTTTCGGGATTGTCGGTTACCAGTTCGCCGGCTTAGAGCCGACACCCAGGTACTGCCCACGACACGCAGCCCAGTTGGGACACCAGTCGTCGGAACATTTCCACCCATCGTAGCGCATCGGCCACGACGGAAGTTTCGCCTCGATCAGGTCCGCAATCGAGTTACACATCGGGACCAGCGCAGCCCAGTCCTGAGGGGTGCGGGTTACGTCGATGATCTCAAGCTCGCCGTTGGTGAGGTAGCAGTAGCGGAACGGCTGCTGCGACTCCAGGTCGTCGCGCTCATGGGCCCGAGCCAGCGTGTAGATCATGGACTGCAAGTCGTTGCGTCGAACCATCCACGGCTCGTCATGCTGACCGGTCTTCCAATCCCAGGTCAGGTCCGCCTCGTCGAGGTCGCGTGTCCCATGCAGGATGATGCGACGGCCCTCGTCCTCGTAGAGGACAAACTCGAACGACCTCTCCACACCCACAGGGTTCAGGTAGGGGAACACCTCGGCGCACCATGTCCTGACCATGGTCTCGGCCAGCCCGACGGTCGCCTCAGGCGTGGTCGCTCCCTTGTTCCACTTCTCGATGGTGCCCTCGAGGCCGTCCCACGACCAGCGAAACGCTTCAAGAACGTCGTCCGTGGACATCTCGTAGCCGTCCATGCGGGCAAGGAGCGCCCTTTCGATAGCGGCATGCACGGCGGTGCCTCGCACCATCTTGCTGCCGGCCACATCGGTAGCCGTCTTGTTGCGGATGGTGCGGGCCTGCTCGGGACAGGCCAGGAAGGTGTTCAACCAGGACTGTCGGAACCTGTGTTCGATCATGCCCACAGATTAGACGGGGGGTGTGACAGCCGTCGCGGATCCGTATCAGATATCAGAAGATGGCCCTCGGGGCCATCATCAGATATCAGATATATCAGATGGAACCGTTCTCCCGCAACCTCTTCTCGCGGGCCCGCAGAATCTTAGCGACGCGGGACCGGCTCACGCCGGCCCAGCGCCCCACCTCAGCCTGACTGTGGGTACCACCATTCACCAACGCAGCTACGTCGTCCTCGCGGGCGTCGGACAGTTCAGACCTCAACTCCTGTAGGTCGCGGTCCAACATCGTCCTCATTCGCATACGGTCCCGAGGCTTGAGCCTCACCAGAGTCGACTGCAAGTCGGCGAAGGTAGGCAGGAACAGGTGGCTGTCACTCACTAGTTATTCTCCATCTCGGTGTTCCTGCTGTTCCTTCACATCCTGCGCCCGTCTAAGGGCGGCGTCGCGATCCAGGTTCCACCCGACCCATGTGTCCCCATCCCACACAACCCAGCCGGTGCTTTTCAAACCTGCACCCAGGTACACGGTTTGCTTCTCGACGGTGACAGCCATGTCACCCCGCGCCCTCTGCCGCGAGGAACGCTTCCTTAGACCACCGTTTGCTGTCGTCGATGAGAGCTTTGAGGTCTGCTTTGGAGTCCAGCATCGACGGTGTGATCTTGTTTCCGTCGGTGGGTAGCCCGTCGGGTGTCGCGTCCTCATAGGTCGGCGATGGCGAAGGGTGGAGCTCGCCGGCGCACATATCCCCGAGGTAGTAGCGGCGCAACTTGACGTTGCCGACGACACGGGTCAGGTAATGGTCCCCTTCTTCACTGTTGCTCACCGTGAACGTGAGCCGCCCATCGTCGGTGGCGTACATGGCGAGAGTCCAGTCGTCGAGATGAACCTGATAGGGGATCATCACGAATCCTCGGGTGACCCGTGGACGCTGTCTGAGACAACCACAAAGGCCCGCTCGAACTGGCTGCTGAGAACAGCGAACGTGCGGCTGATCTCGAACAGAACGTCGGTTAGCTGGTCTTCTGGCGGTGCGTCGTCAGGCGACAGCATCCGCAGGTTCGGGCGGTCCTCGTCGGTCACAACACTCCCCTTTCGTTAAAGTTCCCCCGCCCGCCTGAAAGGGTAGTAAAAGGCGGACGAGGGAACAGTCGGATCATATAGGGCCAGCATCTATCTTAGGTTGACGCTGTCCCACTAACAACAGGTTACGGCTTCGTCCTGCGCCTCAGGTCTCGCAACATGGCAGGCCAGGAACGCCAGTAGTCGTCGATGACCTCCAGCTTGCGTCTAGACGGGGGACGGTACGCCATGATGTCGCGCACCACCCACCCGATGACACCTCCGAACAGGATGGCTAGCAGCCCTGCAATAACGATCATTCGTCCTCCTTGAAGGTGTGGTCCCAACATGGGGCACACAGGTAGTACGGAAACGGACGCGTCGTATCCGACCCGATCAGCACATCTCGCTGTTGTAGGGAGAGGTTCTTGAACACCCACGCAATGTTGGCGCCGGCCTTCCACTCTGTGTACTTAGCCTGGGGCACGCTGACGCTGTCCTGGCGGTCGCATCGACCGCACGACGCTGTCAGCTCCACCCAATCGGTTGGTGCGGTCATATCAGCGCCTCGATGTGGTCGATGGTTCTCTTCAATCCGACCTTGCGGATGCTGGCCGTTTCGGTGTGGCCGGCACCCTTCAACCCTTTAGGCAGAAAGCCACCCTTCGGACAGTTCAAGTCCTCATGCCAATGCCGTAGAACCTCTTGCTCTACTTTGTATGCAGCAGCACCCGTGG